CGGACAGCGCCATCACCTGGAACCCGACCATCACGGCGGATACCTGGAGATTCATGAAGGACGACGGTCAGACGACGTAATTATTTGGGAGGAAAGCAATGAAAGAAATCACCCTGAACAACAATGAGCTGAAGGTCTTGAAGGTCAACATCGGCAAAAAATCCTACAACATTCCCCTCGCAAAGTCTTTGTCTATCAAAGAGGCACGGGAGATGAGTAAGGACGATGACGGCCTTGAGTTTTTTGCAAAGTACATCCCCATGGACGTTCTCGAAACCCTCAGCGTTGAGGACGTTGCCACCCTGGCCACTTCGTGGAAAGAGGCATCGTTTCCGACCGAGGATGAGACAACGCCGGGGGAATAATCGGCCTCGCGCAATTCATCAGCGAAAACCGCGAGGCGGTAGAGTGTGACCTCCTTTCAACCGGGTACAGTCTGGATGACGTGGGCGCGTCTCTTTCATGGGATGCGCTCAAGTCATTCCTGACATATGCCCGGCCCGATTCGGCCTTGTTCAGGAAAATCAATCCTGAGTGGTCGGAGTGGGCCACACCGATAAAAACGAACTTAATCCTGGCGGACATCTTTGACCAGTTGTCCGTCACGAATATGTTGCTCCGGGCGCTTGTGACTCATAAGCCATCGAAACCGCATGAGCCGTACAAGAGGCCTGGGCAAAAGAAAACACGGCGCATGGGCAAGGCTCCGCTTGCCTCCGTTCAGGACATGCGCGAATGGATCAGGCAGAGGCAGGTGAGAACAGATGGCGATTGAGGTCGCAACCGCGACAGTCAACATAATCCCGAATATGAAAGGCTCGCAGAAGACCATCTCTGATGAGCTGAACGGGCAGAAGATTGGCGAGGAATCCGGGTCGAAGATTGGCGCCGGTCTGGTCGGCAAACTAAAAGGCGTATTCGCCGCCGCCGCAATCGGCAAAGCCATCGGCGACACGCTGAGCGCGGGTGCGGATCTGCAGCAGTCCCTCGGCGGCATCGAGACGCTATTCAAAGACAACGCCGACGTGGTCAAAGGCTACGCATCCGAGGCTTACAAGACGGCAGGCATATCAGCCAACGACTACATGGAAAACGTGACGTCATTCTCGGCGGCCCTTATCAAGTCGATGGACGGTGATACAGCGGCGGCGGCTGAGATGGCGAACACAGCCATGATCGACATGGCGGACAACGCCAACAAGATGGGCACGGATATGTCGAGCATTCAGACGGCATATCAGGGGTTTGCTAAGCAGAATTACACTATGCTCGACAACCTCAAGCTCGGTTACGGCGGCACCAAAGAAGAAATGGAACGCCTGCTCGCCGACGCTGAAAAGCTGTCCGGGCAGGATTACGACATCAGCAATCTGTCCGACGTGTACGAGGCCATCCACGTCATACAGGAAGACCTGGGCATTACCGGAACGACAGCGCAGGAGGCATCTGAAACCTTCTCCGGGTCTTTTGCCTCGATGAAGGCGGCGGCGTCTGACCTGATGGCGAACTTGGCACTCGGCAATGACATCGCACCGCAGATCCAGGCACTCGGCGAGACGGTGAGCACCTTCCTGGTCAGCAACCTCCTCCCGATGGTCGGGAACATTATTGCCCAGGTTCCGACGATCCTAGCGCAGATCCCCGGCTTCCTTGCGGATTTGATACCGCAGATCATACCGGTGGCGGGCCAGATGGTCATGGGTCTGGTCAGCGGCATCACGCAGAACATCCCGGTCTTCATCGCAGGCGTCGGTCAGATATTCACATCAGCATTTGAGACGCTGACCGGCGCTGACTGGGGCGGCATCGGCTCGGCAATCGTTGACATGCTTGCCGCAGCGCTCGGGGCATTGCTGGAGGCCGGCGCGACCATCTGGGAGGGTGTGACGTCCATTTTCAGCGGCTCGATTGACGTGAAGGCCATCGGGACGGCGGCATGGGATACGCTCAAGAACGTCGCCACGAAGATCATGGAGGCCGTGAAGAAGATTTTCAGCGTGTCTCCGAAAGTCAAGGCCATTGCGACCACAGCCTGGAACGCTGTGACCACAACGGCAACGACCATCTTCACCACGGCAAAGGGCATCTTCGAAAATACCGCCCCGAAAGTCAAGGCGGTGGTCACCACGGCATGGGACGCCATCAGCACCACGGCGACAAGTATCTGGTCGTCGGTTAAGGAAGTGTTCGGTTCATTTGACATCGAGTGGCCCGATTTTGCCTCTCTTGCAGGCAAAGCCTTTGAGGGTCTGAAGAACGCCGCAAAGTCCGCATGGGACTGGGTTAAGGGCCTGTTCGGCGGCGGTGCATCCGATGAGACTGTCACAGCCGTGCAGGGTTCGACCGCTGAGATGGAGGCGGCCCTGAAGAATGCAAAGCTGGTTGTCTCTGAAGTGGATACGTCCACCATCGGCACGGCGAATACTTTTGTAACCGAGTCGGTCAGCAACTGGGAGACCGAGGTCAGCGGCGCAAAGATGACCATCCCGACCGTGCAGACGTCGGCTCTCGCGGTAGCGCTTCAGGAAGTACAGAGCAAAGTTTCATCCATGAAGTCGGCGATGAACTTCTCCTGGTCGCTCCCGGCGCTCCACGGCTCCCTGCCGTCCATATCGGTCAGCATGAGGAGCGCGGCATCATCGGACGGCAAAACGACCGTCAGCTATCCGGTCTTTAACGTCGGGTATCGGTGGTTTGCTGAAGGTGGTATTTTCAACCAGCCGACCGTCATCGGTGTCGGTGAAGCCGGCGCCGAGGCCGCCCTGCCCCTCGATCAGTTCTGGCGGCGTTTAGACGCAGAATTTGACCGGAGCGGAAGCGGCGCAACTATCAACAATTACATCGAAATCAACGGCGCGACAGACCCCGTGGCATATGCGGATGAACTCGCGCGTGAGCTGCAGATGCAGCTGAAGAGGGCATGACATGGCGGTAAGAACTTTGACGCCGACCGGCCTGCAGGTCACCAGAAAAGGCAATGACTTCACGTTCTCGTGGGTCATCCGGGACGCTGACCACGGCGCCGGTCAGGTATTGCAGTACCAGTGGAGGCCGGGCGGCAGGTGGGCGGCGATCCCGATCACCGAGAAGCAGACATCTGTGACGAAGACGCTGAACATCGGAGCAATCCGGCGCCTGTCCTTTCGAATAGCCGGTAAGCGCAAGGCGTACACACAGAAGGCTTCAGACGGCAAGACGAACGTCACCGTCAAACCGCTTGGCTCCAAATTTGCTGTCAAGATCGGATGGATTCCGGTCATGCCGACAAGGCCGACCGTCACCTATGAGCGGACGTCGCTCAATGCCGGGACGTTCAACCTCAAGCACAAAGCCACCAACGACGACAACCGGCCCGCGACCTACGTACAGTATCAGACGTGTGCCAGTACGACCACGGACTTCCCGCCCACAAGTGGATGGTCGGCAACGGTCAACCTCAACGGCCTGATCGACATCGACCGGGACATCAGCTATACGGAGCAGAACGAGGACATCCAGAAAACCGGTGTCGTCCGGTGGTTCCGTGCCAGATGCTACGGCCCGGGCGGCGTGACGCCGTGGGTGTACGCAAGGCACGCCTACAGCAAGCCGGTGGCGCCGTCACTGGTAAGCGCATCGGCATCGGTGCAGGCAGGTCAGGCGGCGACGAATATCACGGCGACGTGGTCAAGCAAGTACACCGTCAAGAACCCGATTGACGAGGAGGTTCTGCAGTACGTCATCGGCTCACCGACCGACAATGCCTGCAACCCGCCCGCGAGCGGATGGCAGGAGGCGCTGACCGTCGACCCGTCCGGCATGGCGGACAGAGTGACGGCAAGCGTGACAGCGGCAACGGACACGGATCAGTGCATGTGGGTCAGGGTGGCGGCTGTCCATGATGACGACAATATCAGCTACTCCAGAGTCATCCGGGTCAGAACGGAATCCCTGGCACCGCCGACCATCAATGCGACGCCCGACTTCTCGACCGGCGCGGTGAGCGTGACGCTGACGATCGGGACATCCTGCTCGGTGGCACGGCACGTGATTTTCTACCGGAATCCGAAAAAGCCAAAGGTCAACATCCCGGTCGCAGTACTCGCGGCAGGTGTGACCACATGGTCGGGCACCATCGCGGCGATTAAGGGCGCGAGCAAGTCGAGCATCGGCGCTTATGCCTTTGTCGGCACGAACAGTGGTACGTCCATCAACGCCCTGATGACGTCGCCTGTGGCGGTAGATGAAGACATCGCGGCAGTCCCGCCGAACGCTCCGGGCATTGAGAAACTTGATAATTCTTCCGTGTTTGTCAATTTCACGTGGCGGTGGAAAGAAGCCACCTCGCTCGAAATCGGCTATGCGGAATCCAGATATGCGTGGGAGTCCAACAACCCGCCGAAAACGGCGCTCGTTGAGGACACGGGTGCGACGCGCTGGGTCATCCAGGACTTGACGGTCGGTAAGACCTGGTACTTCCGGGCGAGGTATCACGGTATTCAGGACGGCGAGGAAGTCACATCGGCGTGGTCAAATATGTCATCTATCGACCTTGCCACCAACCCGGATACACCGGCCCTGACGCTCAACAAGGGATTCGTCTTCCCGGGCGGCAAGGTGTCGGCATCGTGGACTTACAACAACGAGGACGGCTCGGCTCAGCAGTCGGCTCAGGTGTGCCTTGCTACGGTCAGCGGGTCAACCGTGACTTACGGCAAAGTCCTGGCACACGCAGGCTCAGGCCAGACCGTCACCGTCCCGCATAAATGGGTCAGGGGCACGCAGTATCATCTGGCGGTACGTGTTCGGTCGGCATCCGGTCGTTATTCAGACTGGTCGGAGCCGGTCGGTGTGTATGTACCGGCCCTGCCCACGATCACGGCAGGCGGGATCAGCGACACGCTCACGTCACTCGATAATCCGGTCACAGCATCAATGACCGTTGACAACGCTCCGGGCCAGTTTAGCCTGGCAATCACACGGGCAACGGATTACCACGTGGCACGGCCTGATGACAGCACCTTCGACGGGTTCGAGGGCGAAACCATCTGGGCGGAATCAGACAGTTGCCCGACCGGCACATCATCGGCATCTTACACCATCACACGAGAAGACCTCGTTGGTCAGCTCGATGATGGCGGTCATTATCTGCTGACGGCAACGGTCGTGGATGACTACGGGCAGACAGCATCCAGTTCAATCCCGTTCGATGTGGACTGGGCACACAAGGCAGCCATCGCCCGGCCTGTAGTGTCGGCAAACAACCGGCAGATGATCGTCATGATCACGCCGACCGCGCCGGGTAACTTCGTAACGGGCGACACCTTTGACATCTACCGGCTCACGGTGGATCAGCCTGAACTGATAGTGAAAGACGGCGAGTATGGCACGACCTACGTTGACCCGTATCCGGCCTTTGGGCCGCTTTGCGGTCACAGGGTGGTGGCAAAGACGGCGACCGGATCATACATCACCGAGGACGTCAATATTGCCTGGTTCGACCTGGGATTTGACCACGGCGACACGATCGACTGCGGATCGTTCGTGATTGACGCCGACGGGATGCAGATCAGCCTGCCGTACAACATCGAATTGTCCAACAGGTGGCAGAAGGATTTTCAGCGGACTTCCTATCTTGGCGGCTCCGTGCAGGGCGACTGGAACCCGGCTGTCCTACGTGATTTGACAGCTAAGACGGTCATCGTGAGAGACACCGACACGGATGAGCTGATGGATCTGCGAGATTTGGCGAACTATGCCGGACTCGCACACATCAGAACACCGGACGGGTCATCCTTTGCCTGTGATATTCAGGTATCGGAGGATATGTCGTACAACGACCACAAAGCAACTTACAATCTGACGATCAAGGGCGTCGGCACTCAGGAGCCTGACGGCATGACGCTCGACCAGTGGCGGGAACTGCACCCGGTGGTGGAATAATGGATTGGAACAAAGGATTTTCGGCTCTGTATGAGCTGAGAAGGGTTGACCCGGTGTCTTGGGAGGATGCCGGGTCTTTTGATTTGACGGCGGGAACGATAAGCCGGTCAGCAGGCGGCCTGATTGAGTCGGCAGACCTGACTATGACGGAGTCACCGGGAGAGTGCTGGCTCAGGGTGTATCTCAAAGCCAAGCAGGCCGAAACCGGCGCACGTGTGGCGCTTTTCACTGGCTTGTCATCAGCACCGACCCGGAACCTTAACGGTAACAGCGTGGCATTCAAAGCGGCGTGCTACTCAGTTCTGAAGCCGGTCGAGGATACGCTGACGCCCAGGGGGTTCTTCGTGGCAGCAGGTATCCAGGGTGCGCAGGCGGCGGCTGAATTGCTCAGCATCGGCCCGGCGCCGGTCACATATGCGCAGGCATCACCGGCCCTGACCGAGTCCATCGTCTCAGAGGACAAAGACACCTATCTGACCATGGCCCAGAAGATACTGGACGCCATCGGATGGCGAATCAGGATCAGCGGGAGAGGCGAGGTTGAAATCATACCAAAGGCCACGGTGGAGTCGGCCCGGTTCGACGAGCATGAAAATGACTGCATCGAGGTCAGCATCACGGACACCAACGACTGGTACAGTGCACCGAACTGTCTGCGAGTGACATCCGGCACGGATGCGGTCGAGGTCAGGGATGACGACCCGGAGAGCACGCTGTCCACAGCCTCACGCAAGGTGGCACGGGGCGGCTCCGGGGAGATATGGGCGCAGGAGTCCGTCTCGACCCTGGGCGAGAATGAGAGTCTGCAGGGATATGCTGAGAGACGGCTGAAAGAGCTTCAAGGCCCTGCCCGGAAGGTCGGCTACTCAAGGCGCTTCCGGCCTGATGTGACCATCGGTGACAAGGTGCGCCTGCACCTGCCCGGTCATGGCATTGAGGGCGTTTATACGGTTACGTCTCAGCGTGTGACGCTTGGATACGGCGCAAGGGTATCGGAGGAGGTGAGCGGATGACGGACGCCATCAGAGAATTATTCGAATTACTGGCAAAGAAAGAAAATACCGGCTCCGACTATACCGGCACGGTGACAAGAGTCGAGGGCAACACGGCCTTTGTCCGCTTCAGCGGCTCCGATATTGACGACACGCCTGTGTCTTTGTCCATCGGTGCGAAAGAGGGCGATACGGTGCGAGTGAGAGTCGCTGACGGCCGTGCGTGGTTAGTTGGTAACGACACCGCACCGCCTAATGACTCGAGCGGTGTGGCCTATGATTTAGTCAGGACGAACGCATACATTCAGCAACTGACCACCGAAAACATCCGGGGCGAGAACGGCTGGATTAACCTCCTGAACGGCACCTTTGACTATGGCAACGGTGCACTCTCGTGGAATGGCGACCACCTGACCGTCAAGGGAGCCATCACGGCGGAGACCGGGAAGATTGGCCCGTGGTCGATTGGAGCGACCGCCATTTACAAAGGCTCGAGCACGTGGGGCGCGTCCTCGTCCGGTGCGGCTTACTTTGGTGATGACGGCATCAGCATCACAGACAAGTTCAAGGTGGATGCGGCAGGAATCTTGACAGCCACAGGCGCGACCATATCCGGCACCCTGACAGCAGGGGCTAACAGCAAAATCGGCCCGTGGACGGTGACGGCAAGCTCGATATACTACGGCAATTCTGCATACGGTAACGCGAACGGCCTGTATTTTGGCACGAGCGGCCTGAGCCTGACTGATAAGTTCAAGGTATCATCGGCGGGGGCCTTGACGGCGACAGGGGCCAACATCACGGGCGTTATCACGGCAGAGTCCGGCACACTGGGCGGATGGACGCTGACGGCGACTCAGATGTACGCATCGGCCAACAATGCCAATACCGGCAACGTGGAGCGGTGGACAGGCTTGCAGATACCCGGCAACGGTAACTGGGCCATTGCGGTGGGCGCGACAGCGTACACTAATTGGTCAACGGCTCCGTTCAGGGTCAACCACAAAGGTGAGCTTTTCGCCACCGGTGCCGACATCAGCGGTGTGATAACTGCCACATCCGGCAAACTGGGTAACTGGACATTAAGCGCACATCAGATAGTCGCAACCGCGAACAATGCGAACACCGGCAACGTTGACCGCACAACCGGCCTGCAGTGGCCCGGCAATGGTATCTGGGCGATTGCGGTCGGAGCCACAAACGCGGCGAGCTGGGTGACGGCACCTTTCCGCGTGAATCATCAAGGCGAGATGTATGCGGCGTCTGGTGTGATTGGCCCGTGGACATTGAGCGCGTCGGGGCTATCGGCTACGGTCAGCGGCCTGACGACGAACGTTTACCCGAGTGGATTGTACCTTGGTTCTTCAAGTGTCAGTGTAAACCTGAGCGACACCGGCCTGAACATTAGCAGCTCCTCCGGTTCGACCAACGTCATGCAGAACACCATCAAGGCGTCCAACGGCACAGTGACCGCGACGATGAACTATATCGGCTATGCGCTTTCTGCATCCTCCAACTGTCACGCCGTCCGATTTGGGCACGGCAACGGCACAAGTAAAAACGTCGGCATCTGGGACCCAGACGAAGGAACAGGTGGCGGCTGGATCATTGCTCACGGGTCGGCGAACCACACAACCATCCTGCCTTATTATTCATCCTCTGACATCCGAGTAAAAACAGACATAAAAGAAACACAGGTCAAGGCCCTGGACATCCTGAAACGCGTCAGCATAGTCGAGTTCAAGAAGTTCGGAGAGTATCAGCCGATCGGCATGATCGCCGACTGGATGGAAGAACTTGACCCACATTTCACGGGCGGCGGCGGATATGACGAAGACGGAAACATGGTTATCAAGTACATCGACATGTTCTATCTGCAGGGGTATCTGATCAAGGCGATACAGGAACTAGCTGACAAGGTTTCACGGATGGGAGGTTGAAATGGCAATAATCTCATACATCGGAGCGCACTGGGTTGAGTGGCTTTTTACCCTCTGCCTTGCGGCGCTTGCATGGGCATGGCGAACAGTCGCGGCGCGGCTGAAGGCGGAAACGAAAAAGAACGAAGCGATTGCGGACGGGGTACAGTCCCTGCTCCGGGAGTCGATCGTGGGGAACTATAACCGATACGCGGATAAAGGCTTTTGTCCGATTTATGCCAAGGAAAGCATCAAAAAGGTGTATCACGCCTATTCTAATTTAGGCGGTAACGATGTTGCGACGGATTTGTACAAGAAAATGTTGGAGATGCCAACAGAGAAAAGGGAGGGCGAATGATGAAACAGGTATTCACGAAACAGTGGTTTGTTGCGGCGGGGGTGCGCTCCCTGCGTACTTTTGCCCAGACTTTTGTGGCAAGTATCGGCACGGCGGTCGTGCTCAGCTCGGTCGACTGGAAGATGGTCATTTCGGCTTCTGTCCTTGCGGCAATCCTGAGCTTTATGACCTCACTGGCGGGTCTGCCGGAAGTCGAAGCAAAATGAAATTCGCGGTCATCATTATTCTGTGTCTCATCGCCATCGGCGGCCTGATTTGCGCCATGATGGCCTTTGAGGAGGACGCAATCGAGGAGGAAAGCAACAATGACAAACGAGGAAATCATCGCAAGGCGTGACTTGCTGGGCAGGCTTGGAGACGTACGTGGAAAATTCGGGTGGTACATCTACAGAAATATGAAGATTTTGTCTGAAGCGTGCGCCGAGGCCATCAGGATCAGGGACGAGGCCATCCGCAAATACGGCGAGGACGGAAGCATCAATCCGGCATCGGATAAATGGGCGGACTTCATAGCCGAAATCAAACCCGTCATGGACATCGAGCAGGACGTCACCCTTGTCAAAATGCCCCGGGATGAGTTCGAGAAACTTGCGGCGGACGGTGACCTGTCTGCCGCTGAACTGTCAATTCTGGACGCGAATATCGTGGAGGAATGAAATGACCAACATTGTTTTTGATTTTCGGCACGCCTACACAAGGGGCGACCGTCTCGAAGCTGACGCGCCGGTCTACCAGTGGGACACCGGGCGTATCATCGAGGCATACGTCCCGGAGGAGGAGCCGTCCTTTGCTTTTCATGTGGGCCGGGAAGCTGACCAGGCTCTGACCATCGTCAGCGATGTGACCGTGGAACCGACAACGGATGGCGGGGTGGTGCTGACCGGTGCGGTACCCGATGAGCTGCTCGCCATGCCGGGGAGGCTGCTTGTGTTTGTTGTTGCCACTAATGACGGCATGACCGCTACCATCTACGAGGGAGCGGTGGACGTGAAACTGAGAGCGGCAGGGGAGGTGTAAGATGCTGAACGTGACAAAGGTGCATTTCAGCGGACGGTCAGCTACTGCCGCACCGCTGTATCAGTATGATTACGGTCAGAAACTGACCTTTTGTGGTCTCGACCTGCCGACCACCTACGAGGCGCATTTTGCCGTGGAGGGCGCATCTGAGACGGTGACGGTTCTCGGCGATGACACCGGCGTGCTCGTCCCGGATGAGTACCTGCAGACCGGCAAGCAGATTTACGCTTGGCTTTTTCTCCACGAGGGCGAGGATGACGGTGCAACCGAGTACAAGGTGACCATCCCGGTGCTGACACGCCCGGAGCCGTCAGAGACTCAGCCGACACCCGTACAGCAGGACATTATCACGCAGGCTATAGCGGCATTACAGGCCGAGACGGGCAGAGCCGAGACAGCGGCTGAAAATGCCGAGACATCGGCGAGCAGTGCGGAAGCATCAGCTCAGAGGGCAGAAGAAGCGGCGGCATCCATTGACGAGGAGATGATTGCTGAGGCCGTTGCGGATTATCTGGACGACCACCCCATCACCGTGACAGAGGAAGACCCGACCGTTCCGGCATGGGCGAAACAGCCGACCAAGCCGACATACACAGCGGCAGAGGTTGGAGCAGTCAGCACGGCGGGGTTGCCGGATGCCATCGACACAGCGCTTGCTCAGGCTAAGGCATCGGGAGAATTTGATGGGCCGCAGGGTGAGAAGGGCGACAAGGGTGACCCCGGACCCAAAGGGGATAAAGGTGATACCGGAGCGACCGGAGCCACAGGCCCACAGGGGCCAAAGGGTGACACTGGTGAGACGGGCGCAACCGGCCCCAAAGGGGACACCGGCGAACAGGGGCCGAAAGGTGATACAGGTGCGACCGGTCCGGCAGGTTCCGATGGCGATGACGGCATCACTCCGACCACCACCGTGACCACCATCACCGGCGGACACAATGTGGCCTTCAGCTACGGCACGGGCGACAGCAGAAACACCGACTTTGATGTCATGGACGGCACCGACGGTCACTCCCCCGTGGTCACCGCAAGCAAGACCGGCAAGGTCACGACGGTGAGCGTGGACGGGACGGCGATAGCGACGATCAATGACGGTGAGGATGGGGCGACACCCGTCAAAGGCACGGACTACTGGACAACCGCAGACAAAGCGGCGATGGTGCAGGATGTGCTTGACGCACTCGATGAAGCAGAGGGGGTGAGTTACTGATGGCAACTAAGACAGTGCAAGACAGTAGCTTGACCGCTATTGCTGACGCTATTCGGGCAAAGACAGGCAAAAGCGCAAGCATGGAGTTTCCGACAGAGTTTGTGTCGGAAATTGGGAGTATTAGTGGGGGAGAAGATCTAATAAAAAAGAAAATCCTCGGACAACTTACCGAATATATTGGCGACATGGAGGCCGGGCACTACGTGCCTTGGGCTTTGGCGCATTTTGGCCACCTCGTAAACGTTCGCATTTCAAATATCGCAGGTGAGCAGACATATTTTTTCCAAGATTGTGGGAAACTGAAAACGGTAGATTTGTCTTTTGTTCAAAATGCGAGACTTGGAAATTTGGCATTTGCAAGTTGTTCTGCATTGGAAACGGTTGTTCTCAGGAAGCCGGGAGGAATTTGGTCGCTTGGCAACGGCATAGGCGCAAATTTTAACACATTGGTGCTTGATAGTACAGCCGTTGTAACGGCTTATAACAATGGCGTATTCAACAACGTGCCTGCTTTTAAATCAGGTGGCACGGGCGGCACGATTTATATTCCAAAAGTGCTTTATGACCACCTCGGAGATGGCACGAATCTTGACTATAAATCTGCCACAAACTGGAGTATTTTTGATGGCTACGGGACAATTACATGGGCGCAAATTGAAGGGAGCTATTGGGAAACGCACTACGCAGACGGGACGGTGATACCGACATGATAAGAACAGAGAACTTTACCATAGGTGAAAAACAGTTCATCCGCACCTACTCCGATTCCGGCCGCTATGTTGTCAGAGACGGGGTATCTTATGAAGAAGCATGTGACCCGGCAGAATTCGGACGTACATACACCGAGGGAGACTTAATCCCGTCAGAGGATGCGGATGCGGCTGAGATACTCGATATTATCTTAGGAGGTGACGGCGAATGATTAGCAAAGCATATGCTTATAAACTCAGAGCCATGATAGAAAAAGCCTCCCTCTCCCTCACCGATGAAGATGCGCTTCAGGCGGTGGAACTGTACCCTGCATGGGTAACCGGCACAGCTTACGCTACCAATGACCGCATCCGTTATAACTCTATCCTATATCGCTGTGTACAATCCCACACAAGTCAGTCCGACTGGACACCGGATGCGACACCGGCACTGTGGACAGTGGTATCCCTTGACGAGTGGCCTGAGTGGGTACAGCCGACAGGGGCGCAGGATGCGTATGCGAAAGGTGACAAGGTAAGCTATGAGGGTAAGCATTGGATAAGTAATGTTGACGGGAATGTTTGGGCACCCGGTGTTTACGGGTGGGATGAAGTATGACCATCACCGACACCATCCGCACCGTGTGGGAATATCTGACCAAGTATATGACCCCCGAGGGTGCGGCGGGGGTTATGGGGAATCTGTATGCTGAGAGCGGCGTGCAGTCCATGTGTCTTGAGAACCTCTGCATACAGCGGTACAAAGAGCGGCAGGGCAAGGTCTACACTTCCGCAACCTATGGCGCTCTGGTGGATGACGGGACAATATCACGGGCGGAGTTTATCAGTCCGATGGGCCTCTCCTATGCTTGGGGCCTTGCGCAATGGACGGCTCACAGCAGGAAGGCCGCCCTGTATGACCTCTGCAAATCCCGCAAGGTCAGCATCGGCGACCTGACGACTCAGCTTGACTACCTCATGCAGGAGCTTCAGGGGCCGTTCAAGGCCGTGCTCGATGTCCTGACCACTACTCACGACGTCCGCACCGCCTCGGACACGGTGCTGCTCAAATTCGAGCAACCCGCCGACACAACGACCGCCGTCAGAAACAAGAGATACCAGTACAGCATGGAGGTGTATAACGCCATGGCAGCCACACCGGCCCAGACGGCCCTGAAATGGATGATTGACCTTGCATCCGACCAGACACACGGATACTCTCAGCAGTCCCGTTGGGGGCCTGATTATGACTGCTCAAGCGCCGTCATCAGCGCATGGCAGGCCGCAGGCGTTCCGGTCAAATCCCGGGGCGCTACGTACACGGGCAACATGCGCTCTGTGTTCCTTGCCTGCGGCTTCAAGGACGTGACAGCCTCCTGCAACCTGACAACCGGCGCCGGGATGCTTCCGGGCGATGTTTTGCTGAATGAGTTCGGCAAGGGGACATCTGGCAACGGGCACGCGGCGATGTACGTGGGCGACGGCAGGATGGTTCACGCACGCGGGCAGAGCTACGGATCGAGCAAGACGGGCGACCAGGGGACGGAGATAGCGGTGACGGCATACCGCAACCACCCCTTCGAGCTTGTGCTCAGATACGGATCTGCGACGCCGGCCCCGTCCCTGATCGTCGGTGAGTGCTCCGTCACCATGCCCCTGCTGCTTCAGGGTGCGGTCTGCCCGGAGGTCAAGGTCATTCAGGCCATGCTGAACGCCAAGGGATACAAGGGCAAAAACGGCAAGGCGCTGATGCTTGACGGAGAGCTTGGTGAGAATACCGCCTATGCTGTGACTCAGCTTCAGAAAAAGGCGGGCATGAAGAACATCAATTTCGGGAGCGTGGCGAAGGCGACGTGGCTGCTGATACTGAAGTGAATTCCGTGTCACCTTTTCGTGTCAACCATTTGCCAAAATAGTGATACTGAGTGCCATTATTGACACTCAGCAAACACCAACGAAACCGCATAAATACAGCTTTTCTTTCTACCTCCCCATATTTACGGCGATTCGTCCGAATCGGTCAAATCCGGTTCGATCCCGGTCGCCGGCATACTAAAGGCCCTGTATTTACGGGGTCTTTTTCTTTTTGTGTCAACTTTCGTGTCAACCAATCTCCCGAAATACCCATTCACCTTGTCATTCATCTTCTTTGCCTGGTCATCCATGGCGTGACGGTAAACGGCCTTGAGTATCCGGTCTGACGACCATCCGCCTCTCTGCATGATGTAGGCGTCCGGCACACCGAGCGCGTGCTGTATGGATGCCGAATAATGCCGCAGGTCGTGAAAGCGGAACGACATGCCGAGCGAATCCAGTTTGGCTTTGAACTGCTTGCAGAGCGTGTTTGGATTCATGTCCACCAGGCGACCCTTTTTGCCTTTCCACATGTCCGCCACAAATTGCGGATAGTCGATGAACCTGTCCCCGTCCGTTGACTTCGGATGCCGGATGATCCAGTCTGTTTTTCCGTTCGTGACCTTCTTCACCATATTCTCGCAGACATGTACCACCGTTCCGTCAATGTTGTCGGCCCGGAGCGCGCATATCTCACCCTCACGCATCGGCCCGAACGCCGCAAGCATGACAGGCAGCTCGAGCGTGGTGCCCTTGACAGCCTCGAGAAGGCGCTTGACGTCCTGATCCGATGGAATTGTCAGGTTCGGCTTCGTTCGTTGCGGCAGGGACGTCGTGAGGGCCAGGGTGGGCCGTTCCTGACGGAGTACCGCCGAAATAAAGCAATGTATGTTTCCGACTGTTTTCGGGGACAGCTTAGCCGACCACGTATCAATGACGCGCTGGACGTCTTTTTGCGTGATGGCTTCGATGTTCTTCTCTGACAGGTCGGTCAGGTAGCGCTTTTTCATGCCCTCATAGTCTTCGATCGTGCGCGGCGACAGGGTGTTTCGCCGGATGTTGATATACTCATCAGCGCATTGCCCGAATGTTTTGTTGTTGACTTTGTGCTGTTCTTTGTCCTTGGCCCACGCGGCGGCCTCCTCCTCGCAGATGCGCTTGCCTTTGGGCGATGGGTCGGAGCAGGTGAACGACTTCCATATCTTTTTTCCGCTTTCGTCCGTATGGCTGTATACCCGGCAACGCCACGATCCCGATGGGAGTTTTCTCGCGGTCGGCATGGGGTCACCTCGCCATGTACTGGATGCGCACTTCAGCGCGTTGCGGTATCCTGCCTGTCACCCACTTGCCGCCCTCATAATTCTTAACCTCTCCACCGTATATCCTAAGCCGGGGAGCGCCGATCATGTCGCCCATGATTGACCGGACAGCATCGGCCTGGATGGCGTCAACATATCCGACCTGCACGTCGTTATACATCACATTGATGGTCTTTTCAGTCGGCACGAGCTGACATTCTTCCTCGAAAAACTTATACTCATAGACCGGCTTGCCTGTGTTCCTGGGATTCTTGAATGACTGGTTCGGCGTCCGCAGATCTGCAAGGCTTTGTCTGCTGATGATGACATTCACCGGATACTCGGTCGGCCCGGAGACGGTCGGCAGCTTGGCCTGTCCCGCCTTCTTCTTGCCCTTCATCACGATGAGCATGATCACACCGATGATCACGAGCGCACCGCCTCCTGTTGGGTTGGTACTGGCCACCAAACAACCTAACACCAGTACAATGATTCCGGGGATTTTCTTTTTCATTTCAGTGTCCTCCTATGTCGCTTTCACACACTTCAACATTGAACTTCTCGAAGTCATCCCGTTCGATGTGCTTCAGTTCATGTTTACATGTCTCAATATTCGCCTCGTGGCTGAGCCTGGCATTCAATACGATGGTCGGGTCATCTTTTCCGACCACGAAACCCCTGACTGTTGTCGGCAAATCCATAAAAACAACATTCATTCTTGTGCACCCCCTGGCATGATGATAGCAGGGGCATTGTCCTAATTTTGGGACAGCTTTTCCGCCATCGCCTGGATCAGGGCGAGGTCTTCCTTCTTGACCTTCTTCGTGGTGTCGAACAGGATGCGCAGATCCTCATCGACCATGAGCTGCTGAGCAATCCGCAGAACATCGTCGTCGATATAATGCGCCTTGCCTGTTGCCAGGTATTCGACCGACACGCCGAAATAATCAGCGAGCTTCTTCATTTTCTCGAGTCCCGGCTTGCTTCTTCCTGTTTTCCATTCCGTAAACGTTGACCTCGGAATGCCCGTCTCACGCGCCACCGTGGCGTCCTTCACACCTTTGTCATCCCTCAAAGCTACATATCTGTCATACGTGTCCATTTTGCCCTCCAAAAATTCGGAAAACATAACAATTAATGCTTGACACGTTCTAACATCCGAATTATAATTAACTTAACGGTTCGGATAACTGAACAAGGCAAGCGGTTATAAAGTTCTGTGGTAAGTACATTATAACTGAAATCCGAACTAATTACAACACTTTCGTTCGGAAGGGAGGTGCAGAATTGTATCAGAGGTATTGTGAGCTGAAAGACAAGAAGGGGGTCACGGATTACCAGGTGTCAACCGAAACCGGGATCACCAGATCGACGTTCACGGACTGGAAGACGGGACGCTCGAAGCCGGGCGTTGAGAAGCTGTACAAAATCGCCCAGTTTTTCGGGGTGCCGATCGAGTACTTCTTGGACGGTAAGCAGTAAGAAGGTGCGCAATCACTCACCGGTTGCATAGTGGGCGTGGGAGTAACTTGTCATGTTTTTCATTATGAATATTCTCCTTTTAAACCACTATCTATCAATCAACCACCATCCCGCGCTCACTGTGGAGCCGGTGAGGAGGAAAAGGAGGTGAAAGATGCCCAGGGTGAAACCGCTGACCGTCAGACCAGCATGGGAAGAAAACATGCTCAAAGAGATGGCGGCGGCCTATGTGATGACAGGCCTGACCATCAAAGAAATCTGCAGGTGTGGCGGGATCAAATACGAGACATTCCGGCGCCACATGAAGGAACCATCAATGATGCGTTTCGGGGAGTATCACGCATTCATTGAGACATGTGAAAAGATAAGGGGGTAA